TGTTTACTGTCTTTAATGGTTGGCTCTTTACTGAACTCGTGGTCTAATGAATGAGGTACTAAACTCTTGTACTTGATCTGATGATAGTTGAACGGGCTGTATATGCTTTTGTAGTTTCTAACTAGAATCTTTGCACAATAACCGTATAACCCACCGCTTGATTCTAATTCGTTTAACTTCTCTTCGTTCATCTCCATGATCTGAATGATAACATCTTGAAGGAGATCGTGAGAAGTCTCTTGGTCGGTTGTTAACTCCTTACTGATTTTCTCAAGGAAATGGTAAACTTCTTCTATTGATATTCTGGAATTAATAGGTGCAATTTAATACAAATTTGTGACATTGCTAATATTTTATATTGTATAAGCGTATGATTAAACATAAGAGATTATTCTACGACATTGAAAATTCTTTCTGTCAAGGGCATTTCTGGAGACCAGGATATAGCCAAAACATATTACCTCATCAGATAACAGACTACGCTAAGATTATTTCCATTCACTGGAAATGGGAAGGAGATAAAAAAGTCAAGCACCTACATTGGGGACTAGATGAGCAATGCGATAAGAAGATGTTAGAGAAGTTCATACCTCTAATGGATCAAGCAGATGAGATAATAACACACAACGGTAAAAGATTTGATACGCCTTGGATAAGGACAAGAGCTTTATTCCATAAGATACCAATGAGGCATACATATAACGAGGTTGACACTTACAAAGCCTGTAAGAAGTATTTAAACCTACCTAGTAACTCACTTAAAGAAGTGTGCAAGTATTATGGATTAGAAGCAAAGAAAGATGCTGGAGGTATTCAAACTTGGATAGACGTAATCTATAAGAAAAGTCCAAAGGCTTTAGAACACTTACTTTATTATGGTGATGGTGACATTGATTCACTTGAAGCTGTATTTAATAAGTTACTCCCCTACATTAAACCTAATTTACACTATGGCAAACTAAGAGGAGGTGAGAAATTCTGCTGTCCTGAGTGTGGAACCAATGAGATAGTAAAGAATAAAACATACGCAACAGCTCAAGGAACCATAAGCCATTATATGCTATGTAATAACAATCTTTGCAAAGGTTATAGAAACTCATACAAGATAAACAACAAGACCTATCAGGAATGGTTACAGTTTAAAATGATTAACGGTATTAAGTAAGTCCTTGCTCTTTAATATAGTATTCAATTTTAGCTACCTCTTTAAGTCTTCCTAGTTGAGAAAGTAGGAGGGATAGCCTTGTTAGTTCTTCCTTGGTGTATTCGTCAAGGTTTAGTTTAAGTATAGGGTTCAGTGTCATCTTCTTTCTGTTTATCTATAATATTCTCCAAGTGCATTAAAACGCACTTTAACAGTCACTAAAAATACATTAAAACGCATTTTAGTTTGGTGTTAGGCACAATTAAAACATAGTTAACTGTTGTTTATACTTTTTATATCTACTCACTCCATTATCAAAATATTCCTTGTCAATCTCGCAAATGTCAATATTTACACCTTCTTTATCTGCAGCCATAGCTATGCTAAAACTTCCTCCATGCGTGTCTAAAACCTTATTACAATCCTTTCCATAGTTCATAAATAACCATTGGTAAAGTTGTATTGGTTTTTCTGTTGGATGTATTCTATCCTGCTTGTTTTTCATATTTTGCTGAAGCATTCCGTTCCATCTCCATTTAAACTTTCTAACTGCAGTATCAAAACTTGCCCAAGCTAATTCACAATCTGCAAAGTTTCCTGTATTATCTTTATCCCAAACAATCCAACAGCTACTATCAAAAGGCATTCTACTTATAAAGTGGTTGGCTCCAAAAACTATTTGGTTTTTACTCACTCTAAAAAGTTCATCAAAATACTCTTTCGGTGGTGGTGTTTTATCCCAATCTTTTTTTGTGTAGTTTTTTGCTTTACCACAATTATCTCCACCTATTTTCCCTCCATCTTTATCAATTCCGTAAGGTGGGTCAACTACCGCAAGGTCGTAATAATTATCTGGTTTAGTTTTCATAAACTCAATATTATCTACATTATAAAAATTTATTTCACTCATATCTATTTATTTTATTCATTAATAAAACTGTGCCTAACACGGTATAAATAACATGGCGAAAAGCCACGTTTCTTATACTATTCGTTATGCACCATTAAGTGCTACCATACAATCAATCATTTTAATGTAGTTATCTAAATCTTTTTGGCTTTTTATATCTACATCACCATTCCAAGAATCGCTATAATAACCTACTTCTGGTGTACTTATATCTGTTTCTAAATGCTCCATATAACAGCAAAAGCCTACTGATAATCCATTTAATTCACACCCTATAAAATTAGCATACCCATTGGTGTGCATACTTACAACCCATCCTTTTGCTTTTAGCTTCTCAACATCTTCTTTGCTACATATTATAGCTCCGTTTGGTCTATCTTCTGTTTTTTTAAATATCATAGTTTCTAAAATTAACGGTGCATAACACCGTATAAAATTCATTTCGTTCCTCAACGCATTTTATACAATACGTTACCAACAATTAAAAAAGGGTTTGCTGCCTTCTATGTTGTTCAGTTCTTATGTTTGCCTTATCAAAATATTCTTTACAAATTTCAATACCAGTTAAATCAAACCCCATATCATCACAAGCAATAGCAATGCTTCCACTTCCTAAATGCGTATCAATTATTTTTTGCCCCTTTTCAGCATAAGTATCAAGTAGCCATTTATAAAGTTGTATTGGTTTTTCCGTTGGGTGTATTCGCTTTTGCTTGTTTTTCATATCGCCCTGTAATAAACCCCACCAACGCCATTTATATTTTCTGACTGCTGTATCAAAGGAAGTCCAAGCAAGTTCGCAATCTGCTTGATAACTTGTGCCGTTGTCTTTATCCCAAACCACCCAACAAGAAGTAGCGGGTAGTAAATCAGCAAAATAATTCCCCCCCCACACAATTTGATTTTTACTTATTCTTAAAAGTTCATCAAAATACTCTTTTGTCGGGCGTTCATTATCCCACTCACCACCTTCATACTTCGTTGCTTTTACTTTAAAGTTCCCCCCTTTAAAGTCACCATTACCAGCTAATGAATGACCGCCCTTATTTACACCTATTCCATAAGGTGGGTCTACTATTGCTAAATCAAATTGATTGTCCTTGCATTGCTTCATAAAAGGCAAACAATCAACGTTGTGTAATTCTATTTTACTTCTGTACATAATTCATTTTTTAAAAGTTGGTAACAACATATAAAGTGCATTAAAACGCACCTTATACAATGCGTTAGTTGCAATTCACAACCTTTCTAATTGCTTGCCTTATTTCGTGGTTTACACTTGTTCCGTTTTCTTTGGCTAACTTTTTTAGCTGCTCTAATTGTTCTGGTTCAATTCTTATTTGATAAGGTACTTTCATAATGTTATTTAAAAATCTGTTATATTGTTCGTCTGTTGGTTGTGGTATTTTATCTTGCCAATTCATTAAACTAATTCAATACCGTATTCACTTGCATTGTCAATCATATACATAGCGTCTGAAATAGCCTCTCTTTTCGTGCATACCCAATCTTCTGCGTTAGCTTCATTTACCACACAATACCAATTAGTTTTATTATCATCCGTTGTAATTCTACAAACTTTAACATTTTGACCTTTGTAAGTTCCTTTGTAATTTCCGTTTCTAATTTTTGTAGTTTTCATCTTTTTTCGTTTTAGTTACTTCGTTAATACCTTACAAACATACTACAATACTTCTAACATACAACTATATTACAAAGAAAGTTTTGATTTATTTCGTAACTACCTGTAAATCAGATAGAATAATTTAACTGCAACTAACACTAAATAAAAGGCATACAAGTACATCCTCTTACTTTAACCGTTATCTATTTCAATCTGTTTTAGGAAACACAAGTTCAAGCCAGTTTTGACCACATTCATCTGAACAGATTTCGCCTTTCTCAATTGATATTCCGCAGATTTCACACCTTTGGATATTACCATCTTGATCTACGTAGTCTATCTGATCGAATATGTTTAACTGTTTTGTTGGCTTCACTTGTATTTAATCTTATTATCCTTTTCTAGTTGGTCAACTCTATCATGTTTCATTTCCCAACGCTCACCCTTTACATCTGGAATAGCTTTGAATATGTAACTAATCTCCTGATCTACTTGGTTAGTATCTCTAATCTGATTTAATACCTGGTATTCTCTACCTTGGATTATAAAGTTCTGACCTTCCAGAAGTAGAAGTGTGTTGTATATTCTTGGTGTTAGCATTTCTTTTCAAATTTAGTTTTACTCGTAGCTTCGATGTAAGCGGTTAATTTACTCTCTTTGATACTGGACCTTACTAAACTCATTTGAAGGTCGGAGATAAGCTCTAAAGTGCTGTAAATAACATTTAAAGATTGTTTCCTATCCTCTCTCACCTCATCAGTCTTGGCTGAATCAATAGCGTTCTCAATTCTCATCCCTAAAATCATTAATCCGTTCTTAATTAATTGTATTTCTATATCGTAATTTTTCAAAATGGTAGATTGTCCTCCTCATCGTTTTTATCTGTTTCATACCAGTTATTGATTTTTTCAACAACTGAATTATCAATTGGTTTAATCTCCATCTGTTCTGGCTGCTTCTCTCCTGTCATTGGATCAGTGCTGTTTACTGTAAAACTTAAACCTCTTTCAAATTTGAATCTAACTGGGCTATCCAAAAAAGTTGGTTTGCCTCCTGTCTCTGTTTCTTTAACTTTTCTAACATGGACATCTGTAAACATCCAATCTGTTTCATGCTGTGTATATCTATGAACTATCATCATATCATCAGCACGATTAACCCACTTACCACCGCCTTCAATATCTGCTGCCATTAACGGCTTAGTGTGTCCCATGTACTCAGACTCTTTACCATGAACCTTACGTAGTGCATCAGTAACTCCATGAGCTAGTATATAAATACTTTTGTTGTTTATCTTGCAAAACATTCTTAGATCGGTTGCAGCTTGATAATCTGATTGATGACTATTGCCTTCTGAATGTAAACTATTCCAGGGGTCAATTACCAAAGCATCTAGGCCTGACTCTTTAAACGTTATTAGAATATCATTGTGGCTCATTGCTTTTTTATTTTTCTTGTAAAACCTTTCATGATCTACAAACTTAAAATGATGTTCTACCCATTGAAGTGAGGCGTGGTATTTCATCTCATTAATATCTTCAAGTTTAGTTTTAGTCCATAACTGAATTAAATTCCTTTTAATACTCCTAACTTCATTCTCTGCCATATACATACAGAATCTCAAACCATAGTTGTTAGCTAGGCATAGGTAGTAATACAATATCCAAAATGTTTTACCAACATTCGCATGACCTGCAATAATTGTGAAGTTATTTCTTTTAAATCTAATGTGTTGATCAAATTCACAGTTTATACCATACCCTAGTTTAATGTCACCACTCCTAACCTTGTTAAGAAATTCCCGACCTTCGTTATCATCTACAAGCATTATGATCCCTCCTCCTCGTTCCAATGTGGTACAATCTTTTTCTTAGGTATCTTAATCTTTAATTCTTGGTTTTTAATATCTCTTCTGATCCAACCTCTAACTGTTGCTATCCAATCTTTTTTCATTTTACCTCCACTCTCTGACCAATCTAACAAACTTTCGTAGTAGTGTTTGTAATCAATATTATCAAATTCAAAATCTGTTTTAATTATAGCTTCGTGGAATTTTCGCTTATCAAAGTAGATAGAATTTTTAAAGAGAGATAATTTTTCATCTTTCTCTTTCTCTTTCTCTTGTTCTTGTCCTTGTCCTTGTCCTTTCTCTTGTTGCCTAGGGGTTGCTGCCCCCCCTTCGGTAGGGGTTGCTGCCCCCCCTTCGGTAGGGGTTGATAATTTGTTACCAGTCTTATCTTCCCAACCTTTTATTTGCTTGTCTATCACTTCCTTCTGTGAGGTGTAAGCAAAGTTAGCCTGACCCGATAGAGTTGATTCTTCTCCTGTGAATTGTCTTTTGAGTAATGCGTCTATAAATTTGACCTTCTCTTTATCTGATAGAAGATTGTAAACGTCATAATACGACTTGTAAAAGTTAAATGCTTTCCGCATGATTGAGTTTTTTAGTTAGTCCGAGTTAAAAAAAAGATGGTAGCAGGAACTCGGAACCTCGTTGAACACAACCGCTAAGAAGTGACTACCCGTCAAAGATAATAAAAAAATAATTAACTATCTGCTATTACTATCTGTTTTATCATTTAATTCTTTAAGCCTCTTTAATCTTCTATCCATTGCTTTATTAATAGGGAGGCTTCTACCTACTAGAAAAGTTATTACATTAGTAAGTATTAGGATGGTGAAAAGCAGTATTTCTACCATCTTGTTACCTCCGCTTCTGAATTATAGATTAACTTCTCAATGTTAGCAACATCATTGCGATAGTATTTATCCGTTTCAATTAGATTTTTTGCTACTCTAGCTCCATGTATAGCGGTCGCATGATCTCCTTTCCAACCTTTAGCGGAGTAGTCACCAATAGATGCTAAAGAATGTCTGGTTAATCTCTTACTGAAATAATAAAAGATATGCCTACACTGTACGATCTCACGTTTGCGAGTCTTTGATTTTATTACTTCTACATCAATATTGTAGTAGGTCGATATTGTTTTCATGATTCGAGACATTGATATGTTAAATACATTCTGCGGAAGCCCTGGTAATACCCAGTAATTTATCCCGTAATTAATTTCATTTTCTTTCATAACTTCTTATTCTTTCTTTATATTCTTCTTTCATTATTATTAATTCTGGAATGGTTAATTTTAAAGGCTCGTGAGAACCTTCTAACCAATCGACCTTATCAACACCTATCTTTTTAATTAGGTTCTTTCTGTACTCTATTAGATTGCCATGTAAGAAGGTGTTGCAATACTCACATTGTAACCAACAATTTTCTTCGTGAAACCTTAAAGCTGGCGTTCCTCCGACACTTCTGTAATGCCCTGCGTTTTCTTTCTTCGCTTCCTTCTGGCAACTTATACATACATTACCTTGATCTCTTAGCCTTACCCATTTATTAAACACCGTTTGAAGCTCCTTAAGATAGTCTGATCTAGTCTTTAGCTTTTCCTTCCTAACCTTCTTTTCCTTGTTCCATTCCTTTTGCTTTTTCTTCTCTTGCTCTGTCTTCACAACTTCATTAAAGACTGATATACATTCGGAATTAGATAAGCAATAACGGTACTTACCAATTTGATTAGGGTAACGCTTAACGAACTTCTCCGAACAGTGTAAACATCTAGGCATTTAATCTAGTTTAGTTTTAATTTTCTCAATAATCTTTTCCATGTAGGAAGAGTAGAACTCTTTGAAATCTCCTTGCTCTCCTAGTTGTTTCCAGTAAACATACATTACAGCTCTTAACCTCTTGCTTTTAGTCTTACCTTCAAGCTCTACATCTACTTTGTCTAATTCGTCAACCTCTTGCTGTGTTAAACTACCATGGGCTTTATAATAAAGAACGCCCATAGTATCGGTTAACTTGTCAATCTCCATGAATTCGTCTGTTGATTGCTCAGTGTCAGTAATAAAAGTAATGCTCACGCTCTTATCTTTCTTCCTGTTTGATCTGTCCAGTGTTACTTGTCTCAATAGATTCATAGCCCCTTAACAATTAAAACATCCTTTTTATATGTTACATCTGGCAACTGCATAACCTCACCAAAATCATCAACGCTTGTTATACCAGATTCAAAAGATTTATAAACTGATTTGTATTTGTCTTCGATCTCTTTTAATTCTTGCTTTTGTTCTAACTTCTTTTCGCTCCACTCTTTAACAGTCTTAAAGCTCCATTGCCTCGCACCGTTACGTCTTTCAAATTTAAAGCCTTCAGCTTCAAAAGTCTTATCGTATTTACTAGCCTCCTCAAGTGCTGCTTCTTCAATTGCTTTTAGTGCTTCTGTTGCTTGCTTCAAATACTCTTTTGCAATTGCGTATGCTTTCAAAGGAGATTCGTTTCCGTCCCATACATCTTGGGCTAATTGGCTTATATTTAATAATTCCATCTTATCTGTTTTTAGTTATTGCGTTGCACCATTCGTTTACTTCTTTAGCATATCCGAATTTTTGTTTCTTCTCTGACCAAGGCAAATACTTTCCGTTCTTCTCTTTTACAGGTAGTTTAACGATGTCTAAGCTATAAAGAAATCTTCCTACTCCCCACATTACCGCAGCACGTTTAAATGCGTCTGAGGCTTCGCCCTTTTGCTTCTCTACATTGCTTTCAGTTCCGCAGTCTGATTTCCAAACCCACCAACCATCAACATTGATTCCAATACTACAAAACAAATTCCCTTTATGCTCTTCATATTTACATTGCCAATTACCAGCCCCTACTACTTCATCAAGTAAATCTTGAACATCTCTAGCGTCTACATACGCCACGCATTGCGCACCATATTTGTTAGCACTTTGAACTCGCCACTTGTATGGTATTTCTTTTTTTAATCCTTCTAACATGATTTTATTTTTTATTTAAAAATTCTTTCTCTACTTCTGTCAAGTGTCTAACCGATTTATAAGAAGTAAACCCTCCTATTGGCTTTAAATCTTCACTCAACCTACGACAAATGAATGTCTCACCGTTCTGGGCGTAGTGACTAAACACTACATAATCTTTTTGATCGTTCAATTCACTTATCAGATAATCACCTTCTTTGAATTCTACTGACTCAGTTAACTTTAATATTGCTTTCTGAATCTCCGCTAATTTAACAGAGAGACTTATTAACTCTGATTGATACACTTCTATTTTCATTAGTAACTGTATTTGTTTTCAATTTCTTCTATCTGCTCATCAGATAAATAATTAATGTTGGCGTTTGCATCTTCAACCCTAGTATTTGAAAGTTCGGCATACGCTACTTGATCTCCTCCGATTTCTGCAAAGTGAATAATTGCATCAGCGAAAAAAACTAATCCGTTACTCAGTTCAATATCAAATTCATGTTCTTGATTGCCAGAACAGTTTGAAAGATAATCTTGAATCTCTTTCAATATCTTTTTAACATCATCATCAAACACCACGTAATTGGTCAGAACATTCTTCTCGTAGTCGTTCACGTAATTATTCATGAACTCAGAGATTAAGTGGTTCGGTTTAACTCCTTTGGCTCTGCAAGCCTTATCGAATTTCATTGGGAGATCGTTTTTCTCATCTTCCCTTTTTAAATAAAATGCTACTTGTTTCATCTTTTTTGTATAAATGGTTTTGATATTACTATAAATGCTATTCCTAATATGATTCCTATCATTTTGATTTAGTTTGATGGTGTAAATATATAGTATAATTATATAACTATAACTACATATCATGAATTATTTTAAAAGAAAATTATAACTACCTGAAAATCAAGCACAAAAAAACCCCACTAAATTAATAGTGAGGCTAACCAAACAGAAATAGATGAACTATTTTAATTGACTCCTAGAAATCCAGCCAATCAAAAACCCACCGCCTAAAAAAAACCATTTGCGATTCTTTGCTTTAGAGAGCTTATTATTTAAGTCCACAACATCTTGCACTAGAATCTTATTATCTGCCTTTAGAGTGTCTATAAATGCACTATCTACCTTTCTTGACTCTTTACATTCCCGTAGATCGTAAACAGTTTTGACAATCTTATTCTGTGTGGTGTCTGGTAGGTCTAAAATAGTGCATTGACCGTAAGCATTAAAACCCAAAAGAAAGCAAAACAGAATCCCTGTACTCAGGATCTGAGTCTGCAAACTTGGTGTAGCTGGTTGCGTATTTATTTTTGATCGCTTGGATTTCCGCTGCATGTTTAAGTTCTTGGATTTCAGCTTTAAGTTCATAAGGTTCTGTGTTTATTTCTGGAGTTGGTTTTATTATCCATGTTACTAGGAAGCCGATAACAGCACCAAAGATATATGGGAGTATCTGTTTAACCATTCCATCTTGCTCTCTTCGACCTTCTATCGTAATGGACAAAAGTAGAATAAACTCCTATACCACCGTCTTCAATTGCCTTGATTCTTATCAACCCCTCGATAACTCTTGATAGATCACCAGGACTAATTCCTTTAACTTTAATATCTGAAGCGTTGCCTTTTAAATGTTGGCTCTTTAAAGCTCCCCCAATAGACTTATTATAACTTGGTGATCTGTAACCGCTGTTAACGGTTATCTTTTTGTCTAGAAAGTCTCTAATTACTTGCAGATTCTTTGCTTGCTTCTTAACGTTAGCTAGAACCTTTGCTGGCATTTCGCTACCATCGTTACAATCAAATTCTGATTTGCTAAAGTTCTTTGTTAAATCACCCATCTTTATTTTCTTTTTTACTTAATCCTATCAAAGAATCCTTTGACCTTAGAAAAATTAATCCAATTGCAGCAACTGCTCCAGCTTCTACTTCTGTGTGATCCTTACTAATGTATAGATAAACTCCTACACATAGGATTAAAATACCTAGAATTGTTGTGATAATTCCGTCTTTAAATAATCGTTTCATTTTATTTATTTTTAATTATGTCGGTAAAAAATACCATTAATTCCTTGTTACCGCTGTCTATTTTCTCGGCTAACTTTTCAAACTTAACATCCATCTTTACGTTATTACTGTTGATGTCATCCCTTACTCGGTCGATTCTGTCGTGGGTAATTTGAATCTTTTTGTCCATGTCTTTTTCCATTTTGCTAAATCTTGAACTTTTGGAGATGTTGACAGCATCAACACTCGCCTTTAAATCTTCCTTATCTTCAACTCTTCGTGTTTCAAGTTCCTTCACTTTGTATTTATTTACAGCCCATTGACCAACTAGCCCAGCAAGTAATACCATTAACCCTAAGTATGGTAATAAATCTCCTATCGTTAAATCTTCATTCATACCTTCAATAAGTAATTACATTGGTTTTTATCGTGTAGAATCATGTTGGCTAGTTGCTCAGGTATCTTCATCGCCTTAAAGTCTTCTACCATTTTTGTATGAGGCCTAGCGTAGCAAGATTTATAACCTCCATTACTGTTTTCAACCAATGATAAAAAAGGACTGTTCGCAGCCCTTCGATAACTTGGTGATTTAGCACCGTTCAAGTCTTGATGGTAATCAATATCTATTACAAACTCTTCTTCCTTAAAAGTCTGTTGTATTCTGTTTAATGCGTTAGGGTAATACGTATCATCATTATCTATCCTTGTACTAATTATCCATTCAGTAGGTGGAGTAATAACGCTAAAAGTTTCATTTACAGGACAGGTTATTTTAACCATGCAATCATCAGTGAAGATTCTGTCTAAAAAGTGTTGTGGTGTATTCTCATCTACGGCAATAACCCAAATAAATGGAACGCCTTGACTTAATACAGACTCTTTACAGGCTTCAAATAGATTTAACCTATGTTCCATCCATGCGTCAGGATTAGCCACCTTATACGGGTTCTTTGAGTATAAGTGTTCGTTGAATCTTGTTATTACATAGTGTGTAAATTCCATTAGTCTAGTGGTGCAGCGCACAGATTTAAATTAATTGCTTGTTTTATGCTTAGATTAAAAACCAAACCTACTAAATTATCATCGAATCTTTCAATAAAAGAAGTGCCAGAACTAGTTCCATTATTGGAGATCAACACATCGTTAGTTAGTATTTGCGGTTCAATTCTTAGAAATGCTAGAAAGTCCTGGTAAACTTGGATCATATCAGATTTAATATGAGCCTCGTATAGTCTCTTTGAATCTTTATCGAACTCGATCCCGCACAAGACAACCTGAAAGTTGAAAACCTGCTGACCTTCTGAGAACTCAACCAAAGGAGTATCATCTACAATATACAGTTTGGGATAGTTGTTGTAGTCCCAATTTCCTTCTGTTGCACTTTCAATTAAAGCATCTAAAGCACCGTAACCAAAAGAATTCAATTCGTTATGATCGCTTGAGAACTGCTCGAACATCTCAATCAGTTGTCTATACGTTACTTGGTTTGTTATTAGTGCCATTCTTATTAAAGTATTCCTTTAGAATTTTATCATTCTTACCCCATTTCCAATTCTTAACAGTCACCTCTTTTGAGGTCTTTTTCTTTTTCGCCATAATTTACTTTTGAATTTCCTAAATACCAACCCGTTCTTGCAGCTGAATTAATCGCTGGAATCTCTCCACCTTTATCATTAATAGTATATTCAGGGAAAGAACTAGTATTACAAGTTAAGTAGTCTATCATCTTTAACCCTTTTAACTCAGCTTTCTTACTAGCCATATCCATTCTAAACTTTAATTCACTGAATGAAGCAGACTGACCGAACTCACCACTTTTTACAGTAGTCCCGACATTACGAAGTCGGTAGTGATTCTCTGGTATAAAATCATGCTCAATCCATTTAATGAGTGTAGGAACCACATAATCATTCATTAATGTTAAATAGTCACCTGTTAGCGTGTCGGCTGTTACCTCTGTTTTTAACTTATTATACAACCTTGTTCCTAGCAATGGCTCTATATATTGTTCCTGCGCATCGTAAGCAATAGAAAGCAATGTTGTTGCATTTACATTATCATCTACTACTGTGTTAGATTTAATGTAGCTCTCTGTTATAAATATTACTCTTGCCATTTTATTTTCTCCTTACTATTTGCTGACTCCATACGTGACGGCAAAATTTTGTGGTTCTTCCATTTGGATTGTTATAATAACCTCCTCTATATTTAAAGACATCTAACCCCATGCCATTGGATAAACCGCTTATTCTATCTCTAGTGAATAATGATTTAGTTGCCATCATTCTAATGCAGAAGTCACGACTCTTACCTTTCAATGGTGGTGCGTCACTTCTTAATGTATATTTATACATCACTTGTAGTTCTGACTTCTTAGCCTCTTCTATTGTATCTTCACCATCTTTTGTTACTTCTCGTTCAGGTGCTTCTGGTGTTCCACCTTCTTTTATCGCTCCTGTGCTTTCTAACTTCTCAACAATAGAATTTACTTCAGCCTCACCTAAACCCGTTATTGATTCTAATTCTGGTACTGTTACGGTTGGGTTCTCTTTTATTGCGTTTAGTACGCTCAACTCATTTTGAGTAAGCCCATCAATAACTCCAAATTCCATTCGTGCTAACTCATCAGCTAGTAAAAATTCTTCGTGTGATTCACATTCTAATTCTTTAGAGCTTACAACCTCAAATAAATCTTCGTGAAATCCACCCACACTAAAATGATTTAATATAATGTCTTCAGCTTCTTGGCTTGAAAACTCTTTTACAACCATTGTAGATTCTCTAACAACTGGAACCTCTGGAAGCCCTACAAGTCTTCTGATTTCTTGCGTACTCATTTGCTCTAATACCTTGGTAGATAGTAATTGCCCTAATGAATCTAAAGCCTCCGCTACTGGATCAATCTCAACTCCCTCGATAGGTTCTAGCCCCATCTTCGCTCTAATCTCATCCTGTGTTAGATTGGCTTCCATTGTTGCACTTGTTAATTGTGCGTTAATAGAATCGAGTGGTTTTATTTCTAATACTTTAGGCATACCATTAACGCCTAGAATATTATTAAAAATAGTATTTAGTTGTTCTTGTTGCGGTGTGGCAAATCTAATTTGATAAGCCTCCTGGGCTATTCTTAATTCATCGGCATTATTAGAAAGTCCTGAGCCTTCTCTAACCCATCCAAATAGAATAGGATTGATTACCTTGTGAGCTACTAAAAGAGTCGAATCTATTCTATCTTCTAAAACTTCATATTGATCCGCTAAATTACTTGGTGTAATCATTTGAATCTCGGAACCTGTATCTTTTGAGTCTGACCAATTGATTATTACTTTTCCAGCGTTATCTGCCCCAGACCATTTTTCGTTGATTCTTCTCTCTATTTCGTCCTTGTCTGGTTCGCTAGGCTCTCCATTATAGAAGTTAATTAAGAAGCTCGGCATAAATTGATGCTGAATATTACAAAGATCAAATTTTGAAAGTTCGTAATCCGCTTCTATATGATTGATTGCAGGTAAATAACTAGGTAATGGATAAACTCCTAATCCTTTTCCAACTGCTAAAATGCTTTTATCTTTCTTATCGTTTACATCAAAGGCTGGGATTACTTCATAATCTTCATTGTTCTCTGGCTTTCTACCCGTCCAATCCTTAGTGAAGAAAAATTCTGTTCCTTCTTCATTCTTTCTGATATACCTAAAATCAATATGGTTTACCTCTGCAATAGATTTTTTATCCTTGCTTAGAATGATTTCAAGATAATAACCACCGTGAAGGGTATGATCAAAAATAACATCTTTGGAAAGTTCGTTAAGTGACTCAGTG